GCGGCGGATTCCAAACCCGCGCGTAGGTGGTTCGATTCCACCAGGGTATGCCAATCCCCGTTAGTTCAACGGCAGAACGCTGGGTTCTGGCCCCAGTAATCGTGGTTCGAATCCATGGCGGGGAGCAATCGTGATTTCACCATACCGCCGGCCACGTGCCATAGCCGAAGGCGACAATGCGGCTAGCACGCTGCGCAAGGCGATTCGCGCCGAAGGCTGGGCAACGTGCGCTGGCTGTGGTGCGTTGCTGCTGCCGTCCGCTGTCGACATAGACCATACCCGCCCGCTGTACAAGGGTGGCCGCGACGTCGCGGGTAACGTTCAGATTCTCTGTCGCGCTGTCTGCCACAAGGCAAAGACACGGCGCGATATGGGATGGACGGCGCCACCTTTCTAGTTGTGCGCCTAGCGCCCAAGTAACGGCACCGAACAACTTAGCCCGGTTGTTGCCCTAGTGGCGCAGCCGGGCCGCAGTACGTTTTCTGCGAAGCAGAGAAAGGCAGAGCCACAGTGAGAAAGCGACCCTGCCTGATTTGCAGTCGCCTTACGGCTAACCCTTCCCGCTGTGACGTCCACCAGCGAGAAGCAGAGCGTGAGCGTGCAGCGCGCCGGCCAAGCACCACAGCACGTGGCTACGACCGGGCCTACTACGCGCTTCGCAAGGAACTACTGGCCGCATGGATTGCTGCCTATGGCTATGCCTGCCCTGGCTGGAAGCGTGAGTCTCATGCGGCGCAAGCCCTGACTCTCGACCACATCATCCCACTGAGTAAGGGCGGCACCAACACACGGGACAATCTACGTGTGCTGTGCAAGAGCTGTAACAGCGCCAAGCGAGACAGAGTGTGAGCAGCGAGCCGCACAGCCCGTGACCATACCGGGCGCCCCCTCACTGATTGTGACGAATAATATCGGACATTCAGGGACATACAGGGGGGTAGTGCAATCTCCGGACAATTGCGGGATTTTGATCCGGGCCCCATGGGGGGAAACATCGCCGCGAAATTCAGACCCCGGGGGGTCAAGCCTTAGTCACGGGGGGTGACCGCGCATGCCCGCTGGTCGCCCGCCCGTACCCGCTGAGCGAAAGCGGAAACTGGGAAATCCTGGTAAGCGCGATTTGCCGAAGGTTGCTGACGTGGCTGATGTTGCGCCGGTCGGGACCACAGCGCCGGCTCACCTTGGTGGCGTCGGTCGCGACCTCTGGGACCACGTCGTGCGCGGCGCTGTCTGGCTCGCTGAATCCGACAAGCCAACGCTTGTGCTCCTCTGCGAAAAGTACGAACGGCGCGAGGAGTGGAAAGAGCTTTTGGCGGAATCGGATCCGGTGCTCTACACGGACAAAATGTACGCCTACGCGAATCCGCTGGTTGGGATGCTCAGCACCCTAGAGACGGAAATCGCAAAACTTTTCGCCGCCCTTGGCCTAACACCGACCGACCGCACGCGAATGGGTGTGGCCGAAGTGAAGGCGCGTAATGCCTTCGAGGAAATGCTAGCCAGGAAGAACGGTGGTTCGCTGTGAGCGCACCGCTCTATCTGACGCCGGTTCCCGCTGCGGACATTGCGCTAGGCGACGCTGCGGAGTTCGCTGAGTTCACCAAGTTTCTGCGGGTGACCAAAGACTCCGTTGGCGGCTTCGCTGGCGCACCGATGATCATGCGCGATTGGCAGTCTGCCATGCTTGGCCGGCTCTTCGCGCGCAAGGCGAATGCGGAACACCGCTTGCGTCATCGACAGGCGCTTATCGGCGTCCCCCGTAAAAACGGGAAGTCGGCGCTTGGCGCAGGGGTTGCCCTATACGGGCTTGCCTTCGGCCCCAGCGGTGGCGAGGTGTTCTCCTGCGCTGCCGACAAGGAACAGGCGCGAATAGTCTTCGGCACCGCTAAGAAAATGCTTGAACTTGAACCACAGTTCGGCGCGCTGTTCAAGGTCTACCGTGACGCGATCGAGTTCCCGACAAATGGCAGCGTGTACCGCGTGCTGTCGGCGGAAGCCTTCACCAAGGAGGGGCTTAACCCCCACTTGGTGCTTTTCGATGAAGTCCATGCACAGCCGAATCGTGAACTGTGGGACGTTATGGCGCTGGCTACCGGCGCGCGTCTCGAACCGCTGATCGTCGGCATCACTACGGCCGGCGTGAAGTCTGACAGCTCCGGGCAAGACTCGCTGTGCTACAGCATGTATCAGTACGGCCAGCGGATAGTCAGCGGCGAGATTGAAGATCCCTCATTCTACTTCGAGTGGTGGGGTGCACCGGAGGGTGCCGCCCACCGTGACCCCGCTGTCTGGGCCGCTGCCAATCCCGGATTCGGCGATATCGTATCGGAAGACGACTTCCATTCCGCTGTGCTGCGTACGCCGGAGGCGGAGTTTCGCACCAAGCGCCTAAACCAGTGGGTGAGCACGGCGCAGACGTGGCTTCCGGGCGGAGCATGGGACGCGTGCGCCGACGCTGAGCGCGAAATCCCTGACGGCACTGACGTCGTTCTGGGCTTTGACGGCAGCTTCAACAACGACTCAACCGCGCTGGTGGTTGTCTCGGTGCCGGATGGCGAAGCGCTGCCTCACGTTGACGTGGTCGCCGCTTGGGAGCGCCCGCAGAACACTGGCCAAGAGTGGTCCGTGCCGATCTTTGACGTAGAGGACAAGATCCGCGAAGCGTGCCGGCGCTGGCAGGTTCGGGAAATCGTCTGTGACCCGTTCCGCTGGGCGCGCACCTATCAGATTCTCGAAGATGAGGGATTGCCGGTCGTTGAATTCCCGCAATCACCTTCCCGCATGGTGCCCGCTACGCAGCGGTTCTACGAATCGGTGATGAACCGAACGTTGACGCACAGCGGAGACGCGCGGCTATCGCGCCATATGGACAACTGCGTCATTAAAACGGATTCGCGCGGCTCGCGCCTGTCCAAGGATGCCAAGGGAAGTCCGCGCAAGATTGACCTTGCCGTTTCCGCTGTCATGGCGCTTGAACGCGCGCACGCGGAGCCTGAACCTGAACCGGTACCCATGTTTTTCAATTGGGCCGATCTCTAAGGGGCCCAAATGAAGAATCTAGTATCGAAGCTGACGCGCTCCGCGCTGGCTAACATCCTGGCGCTTGCTGGCGCGGGCAGCCTGGTGGGGGCAGCGTTTACATGGTGCGCTATCGCGGGTTACGCGACGCTCGGTGTTGCGCTGCTTGCCGCCGGATGGGCGGTTGACGAGTAATGGGTGTTTTCTCGCGTGTTGAAAAGCGCTTTTACGCCCCGATCGGCGCCAGTGGCAATCCGTGGACGATTCCGTCTAACAGCGCTCTTGCTCCGCTGACTGCCGCTGGCGTCCCGGTAGACGAGTCAAGCGCAATGAGCCTGCTTAGCGTGATGGCGTGCGTTCGCCTACTGAGCAACGCCGTTAGCAACCTGCCGTTTAACGCAGTGCGCAACGACAGCGGGGTAAAGAAGGTTATTGACGTTCCGCCGGCCGTTGTGGCTGACCCCTTTGGCGGGGCCGGAACTTCTCGGCTGCCTACACGGCGCGAAGGTTTCGTTCAGATCATGGTTTCGCTGCTGCTTCGAGGCAACGCGTACATGCTTGTACTCTCCCGCGACAGCGCGCAGCGGCCAACCCGGCTACGTGTGCTGCACCCGGATCGCGTTCAGTGTGAGTACAACGACGCTGGCGAGCGTGCTTACAAGCTTGACCGGACGACGATCCCTTCGGAAAATATCGTCCACCTGATCGGGCTTAGCTTCCCGGAGCACCCGACCGGACTGAGCGTGATCTCTTACGCGCGGCACAGCATCGGGCTAGGGCTGGCAGCGGAAGACTTCGGCGCCAAGTTCTTTGGCCAGGGCGCGCACATGACCGGCGTTATCTCGGTGGAGGGGAACCTCACCAAGGAAACCGCCCGGGACATGAAGGAAGCCTTCGAGGCGTCGCACAGCGGAATGGCCAACGCGCACAGCATCGGGATCCTGTCCGGTGGCGCCAGTTGGACCCCTGTTACCGTGTCGCCGGAAGACGCTCAGTTTCTTGGCACCCGCGCTGCCCAAAATCTTGATATGGCGATGCTCTTCGGGGTTCCGCCGCACATGCTGGGCCAGACGGATAAGACGACGTCTTGGGGAACCGGCATTGAGCAGCAGACGCTAGGCTTCCTCGGTTTCACGCTGGAAGACTGGCTAGGGCGCTTCGAGGATGCTTGGTCATCCTTCCTGCCGCGCCCACAGTCCGCGCTGTTTGACCGAAATGCGATCCTGCGCACCGACGCTGCCGGCCGCTACGCAATGTACAGCGCGGCGCGAGCAAGCGGCATTCTCACGCAGAACGAAATTCGCGCACTTGAGAACTACGGGCCCGTTGACGGCGGAGACGACATTGCCGCTGGCCTGAATTCCACTGCATCGCCCGGCAAGGATAACGGGGCGAAAACCTCTATGTCTTCCGACGCTCTTGGGCAGGTGCTGTAAATGCCAGATATTTCAATGCGAGGCGCTACCCGTGCGGGCACTGGGGTTGTCACTCGCTCGCTGTCGACCGGTCACCGTATCGAGATGCGGGAAGTTCCGGACGGTACCGGCGGGAGTACGCTCACGTTCACCGGCTATGCCAGCGTGACGGAAACGCCGTACGAAATGGCCGACATGTTCGGCGACTACAGCGAGGTGATCAGCCGGGGGGCTTTCGCTAAGACGCTGGCCGAAGGCGCTGACGTGCCGTTCAAGCTCAACCACGCCGGCATGACGCTAGCGCGGACCAAGTCCGGCACCATGGATCTCAGCGAGGATGAGACAGGGCTTCACGTCGAAGCTCGGTTCGATCCGAAGGCGCCGACGATTCAGGACATCCGTAGCGCGATGGAGCGCGGCGACCTTGACGAAATGTCGTTCGGATTCCGCATCGTGCGGCAGGAGTGGTCACCCGACTACATGGAGCTTCGCATTAGCGAGGTGAACCTAAACAAGGGTGACGTGTCGCTGGTGAACTACGGCGCGAACCCCGCAACGGGTGGACTTACCTCGCTGCGGAGCCTCGACGCTGACGCGCTGGCTGAGTGGCGCGCGAACGCCGATCCCGCTGACGTTGCCCGCATGCTCGCGCTGTTGGCGCCGGCTGACGACGTAACTGACTACCTCGCTTCACTGGACGTGCGCTCCCGCGCTGCCCAGATCTGACCGGAGAAATTTCTCCGCTTGAACCCACCTGGCATCACGCCGGAGCCTACGCCGGACCCCACTGCAACATGGGGCACCACCTGGGCCACCACCTGACACGTGGTGGGAGACGCAACCTCTCTCAATCCCAGGAGTATTACTATGTCGTATCGCGACATGATTTCTGCTGCTCTCGCGGAGCGCGCTACTGCTTCCGCGACCGTGCAGCGACTCGCCGACCTGGCGAAGAACGAGAATCGCAAGCTCACCGAGACTGAGCAGACCGATTTCAACACCGCCGAAGGCAACGTCCGTGCGCTGTCTGAGCGGCTGACCGAGCTTGACGAGATGCAGCGGGCGGACGATGCTGCTGCGGACATGGCCCAGCGCTACGCCCCGAAGCCCGGTGAGGGTGTTACCAAGGAGCCTGCCACCTACCGCAGCGGCCCCGGCGGACACAGCTACTTCCGCGACATGTGGAAGGCGCAGCGGACTGGCGATACGGCGGCTCGTGAGCGGCTGATTCGCAACAACGCTGAGCAGGGTGTGGGCGAGACTCGCGCGCTGAACACGACCGACGGCACTATCGGCGAGTTTGTTCCGCCTAAGTGGATGGTTGATCAGTACGTCGCTCTGGCGCGCCCCGGGCGCATTACCGCCGATCGCGTGCCCACTGCGGAGCTGCCGGCCGGTACTGACTCGCTGAACCTGCCGAAGGTGTCCACCGGTACCGCTACTGCGCAGCAGACTACGCAGAACAGCGGTGTTCAGCAGACCGATATGGCGTCTACTTCGATCTCCAGCCCGGTTATCACCCTGGCTGGTGGGCAGACGCTGAGCCTTCAGCTTATCGAGCAGTCCCCGCTGAATGTCGATGATATGGTGCTCGGTGATCTGGCGGCTGCCTACGCGGTGAACCTGAACACTGAGGTTCTGAGCGGTTCCGGTGCGGCCGGCCACATCACCGGTATTTTCACGCTGAGCGGCACCAACG